CCAGGCGTCGGCAACACGATGCCGCCGTTCGCGAGGCCCGGAATCTGTCCCGGATAGACGTGCGTCCAGTCGAAGTCCGCGCCCGCGTACCGTTCGTAGTCGGGCCCGAAGTAGGCTTCCGCCGCGGCGCGCGCTTGGTCTTCCGGGACCGGCGGCGTCACGAGCGGTCCCGGATTCACGAGATGACCGGCCAAGATGGGAAACGCGAACTCGGCGCCGATCGTCGCGGCACTCCCGAACGCGCCGGCCGCCGCCGCACCGCCCGCCGTACTCGCGGTTCCCGCGCCCGCACTGGCGGCGCTGCCTGCACCACCGAGGATGCCCGCGAACGCGCTGGTGAACGAGCCCTGTGCGCCCACGAGACCGCCGAGCATCGACTTGAGAAACGAATTCAGGAAGTAGTTCAACAGATCGCCGAGGATGTCCGTCGCCGTCTTCTTCATCGACTGCCAGATCGAGGACCAGCCGTCGCTGAACCCCTGGGCGCCGGTGAGCATCTGAGCCAGCGTGCCCGTCGTGTCCGTGCCGAGCTGCTTGAGCGACGAGTCGATCGCTGGCAGGATCGTGGTCTTCCAGTACGACGGGACTTGGTCGTTCGCAGCATTGACGTCACGCTGCATCTTCGAGAAGGCGAGCGCGATCTGACCGGGCGTGGACGTGCCCGAGGCCAGAATCGTCTGGTAGGCCCTCACCGACGCGTCCGCGGTCGCCTGCAACGCGGCGCGCGACGAGATCCCCATGGTCTTATAGGCTGCCGCGAGATCCTTCGTGGAGAGCCATGCCTTGATCTGCTCGTCGTTCATGAGCGACACGGTTCGCCCGATGCCGGAGAACGTGTCGAAGCTCGACGTTTTGAGTTGCGGAAACGTCGCCATGACCGCAGCCGCGGAGGCTTTGGCGCGATCCAACTGCGCCGTGACGCCGCTCACATCCACGCCGGACTGACGCGCCGCGGCGGCGAGGTCTTCGAGCTTCGGTCGGAGCGCGGCAAGGACCGTGGCGAGCGGCACGCCCTCCTTGACGGCCTGCGCCTCCAGCGCGGCGTATTTCTGGAGCGTCTCATTGACGCGCGCGGCGGTCACGATGCCGAGCTGCTCCAGCGAGTCGCGCGCCGCGTCGGCTTCGCGCTTCGCCTCTGCCATTGCTGCGGCCGCCTTCTTCTGGGCGGCGGCCTGCGCCTTGGCGTTCTGACTCACCGTGGCATCCGCTGCCGCGACAGCCGCCGACGCCGCAGCGTGGGCCTTCATCGCGTCTTGGTTCTTCTGTTCGACGTCGAGCGCGGAGAGTCGAATCGCCGCTTGATCCTGCGTGATGCGTCCGAGGTCGAGTTCCGCCTGGACGGCCTCACGTTGTGCCGCGATCGTCTGCATCGTTTCGCCGCGCCGGATCGCGGCGATGTCCTGCAAGTACTTCAGGGCATCGGCGTAGCCGATTGTGGAAGCCGCGCCCTTGTCGACCGCGAGGCTGATGACGCGCTGCTGCTGCTCGAGCGGCACGGACGCATCGCGGTAGCCCATCAGACGCTCTGTGGCGTGCTGAATGGCATCACTCAATCCGGTGAACTTGTTGATCGTCTCGCCAATCTTCCAGCCGGCGAACGCGACCGCGGCGACGGCGACGGCCGGCCCGAGTAGACCCAGCGCTGTCGTCAGCACGGCAGCCCCGACCGTGCCCGTGCCGAACATGCCGGCGATGACGCTGATGCCCGTAGCAAGTTGGCCGAAGAGATAGATAACCGGCCCCACCGCCGCCGCAATTGCCGCGAGCGCCACCGCGCCGGTCTGCACCGGACCCGGCAACGCCGAGAACATCGGCACGATGCGATTCGTGACGAGGTCGGCCAGATTGCCGATGAGGTCCATCAACCGCGTGACCGTCGGTTCGATCGCCTTCTCGACCGCCAACCACGCCGTTTGGACGGAGCCCCGCATCCGCTCGGCGGCACCCGGCAGGCCGCTCATCATGGCGTCGGCCATGTCTTTCGCCGCGCCCTGACTGTTGTGGAACGCGGTCGTCAACTGGTCGAGCGCGGGCGCGCCCGCCGAGACGAGGGCGTACATGCCAGGCCCCGCCGCATTGCCGAACAGCTTCAACGCCTGGCCCGCCGTCAGCCCCCGGTCGTGCAGCGTGCCGATGATGTCCGAGAGGTCCATCATCCCGCCGTCGGCCGTCTTGAACGAGTCGATGCCGAGCTGGTCCATGACCTGCTGGACGCTCTTGACCGGGTTCACGAGTCGGCTGAAGCCCTGCCGCAACGCCCGGCCGGTCGTCTCGGCCGCGATGCCGCGATCGCGCATGATCGCCAGCGCGGCCGACGTCTGTTCGATGGACAGGTGGAAGCTCGTCGCAATCGGCGCGACGTAGCCGAACGCGACTTGCAGGTCGCCAATCTCCAATGAGGACTTGTTACAGGCCGCCGCTAGGACGTCATTGACGTGTGCCAGGTCGCCGACCTTGAGACCGAACGCATTCAGCGTGCGGGCGGCCATCGTGGCGGCATCGCCCATTGACAAGCCCGACGCCGCCGCCAACTGGAGCACGTCCGCCGTCGCGTGAATCGCGTTCTGCGTGTCGAAGCCCGCCTTGCCCAGCTCCAACATCGCGTCGGCGGCGTCGGTCGCGCTGAAGACGGTATCGGCGCCGAGCTTGATGGCCGTCTGCCGCACGAGGTCCATCTCGGCGGCGGTCGGCTGCAGGACGCCCTTGATTTGGTTGATGGCCGACTCGAACTCCGTGCCGGTGTCGATGGCCTCTTTCGCCGCGGCGACGAGCGGCAGCGTCAGACCCAACGACAGCGTCTGGCCGAGCGTCGTCGCTTGCCGGCCAATCGACTTGAAGCCGCGCTGGATCTGATCGGCGCTGCGACTGACGCGGGTGATGGCTTGGTCGTAATCGGCCGAATCAAGCGACAGGACGACGCGCAGTGCACCAACAACGAGGTTCGCCATTACAGGCCGCCTCCACCGGGACCACCGCTCACCGGACCCGTGCCGACGCGCGTCTCTCGCGAGATGCCTCGTGCCGCCAACGCCGTCCACAGCCGCCGGGCGAGATCGCGCAGCAGCCCGCTCGCGCCCTGGTCGAGCGCGGGCCGGAGGAAGGGCCGCGGCGTCTCCCGACTCGTCCCGAGTTCAGCAAACGACCCGTACCAGCCCGCCTTCGTCGGCCCGACGGCCACGGCGACGGCCGTCGACGACTCATCCCGCGCGTTGCTGACCGTGATGGTGTCCGCCATGTGCGGCGCGTGATCACTGCGCGGCGCGAGCGCCGTCATGGCCGCGGCCATGGGCCCGGCGACATCGCGCAACGCCTCGCGCTGCACGGACCGCGACAAGCGCGTGCTGAGGCCGCGCAACGCGCGCGCGAGCTCCGCCCCACCGTCGACGCGCATCCGCACCGTGGGCATTCAGGACTCCTTCGCCGGAAAGGGCAGGCCGTGCTGCGCGGCGATGAGGCGCAGCACGCGCATCATCTGGTCCGGCGTCTGGGGCGCGACGCGAGGCGACGGCATGTCTGGCAGCAACCGTCGGAGCGGCGGCAGGCCGCGCTTCGACAGCGCGTGACGATGCAACGCCGCGATGCGGTAGGCCATGAGCGTGTCACGCGTGGCCTCGGCCTTCGCGCGACGCTGCGCCACGAGGAACTCGACGAAGAGTTCGCGCAGCGTGAGCCGCCCGAACGCCTCGCGCGTCAGTCCGCAGTCGCGGGCGTAGAGGTAGAGGTCGCGCCAGTCCCACCCGCGTCGACCGGCGTCTCGGCTTTTGGGGCCGGCTCCAGATCGCGCACGGTCTCGAGATCGGGTGTCATCTGTTCCGCCGCGCGCATGACCGCGTCGTTGACGGCCGGCAGCCCGGCGCGCGACATGAGCCGGCCGGCGTCCTCGAGCGTCAACGTCGGGTGATGCGCCTGTAGCGCGGCCCAGACGAGCAACCGCACGTAGCGCAGGGAGCCCGCCGACGCCAGCGCCTGGATCTCGTGGATAGGCCGATTGACGGCCTCTTCCATGTCGCAGATCGCGTTGATGTCCATCGACAGGGTATAGGTCTCCCCGTCGACCGTCAGGGTGACATTCGGCGTTCGATGTGGTGCCATGCTCGATCCTCGTCACTCACGCTTACGGCCAGTTCGCGTCGTACGCCTGCGTCGGCATGAACTCCGCCGTGAAGTCGATCGGATCGCTGGTATTGAATTCGCTCGGCTGAAACTTGCTGACGTAGCCACGGAACGGCAACACGCCCGCCGATCCGAATGCCGGCACCCGAATCTGGAAGTTGCGCACTTCTCGCGACCGCCACAGCTTGATGAGGCCGCCGTCCGCGAAGGCGCCCGTGCCGCCGCCGCTGTTGCTCTGCGACTCTTCGGTCGGCAGCCACCGGCCTGTCACCGAAATGGCCCCAGAATCCCGCAGCCCCGGCATGTGCTCGTGGTGCGCGTCCGGCGACCGCAGATGCGTGCGCTGCACGTCCTCGGTCGACATCTCGCCCGGCGTGATGCTGACGATGCCGGCAATCGCCTCGAACACTTCTGGCGAGGCCCCATCGCCGACGAGGAGTTCAGCGCCGTAGCCGATGGACGACTCTTCGACGGCATAGTAAGTGTCAGTACGATCGCTCATC